CAGGATGTCGTCCCGGTCCAGCTTCTGCTTCTTGTAGATCGTCTGCGGGGTGGTGACGCGCTTGGCGACGGAGAAGAACTCCTCCTTCTTCAGCCGGCCCTTGATGTAACCCTTGGCACGGGCCTCGTCGAGGGTGATGTCGGCCGTCAGGCTCTTGATGCGCGAGAACGGCGTGTGGCGGGTGCCGCCCAGGACGCGAGCGACCCACTCGGTGCGGCGCTTGATCCACTCCGGCGAGTTGGTGACGGCCTTCGCGTCCGGGAACAGGATGTCGACGTTGTCGATGCCGTGGGTGAGGGTGTAGTCCTCGACGGCCTCGCGCAGGGAGCCGAGGTTCTGGCCCTTGGACAGGATGCCCTTCATCGCGTCGTGCGAGAGGGTGTGAGTCTCCGTGGCGCCGGCGTTGTTCGCGGCGGCCTTGTCGAAGACGTTGGAGGTGCTGTTGCTCATGTGAGGTCCTTCCGAGGAGTGAGTGATGTTGGTGTTCTTGTCGTCGGACGGCTCGGTGGCCTCCGGAGTCGGGTCGGTCTTCGGCTCGGGCTCCTTGGGGGCCGTCTCGACCGGATCGGTCTCGGGCTCCTTCGGGTTCTCGGGCTCAACCGGCTCGGCCGGAGAAGGCTCCTCTGCCGTGGCACTGTGGGCCGCGACGACGAGCATCTCGCGAACGAGGTCCTGCTGTGCGGGCGTGAACGACTCGAAGACCTTCTCCGGATCGTCCAGGTTCTCACCCTCGGTCTCGGCCTCAGCCGAGTGCATGATCGTGTCGCCCGTGTAGATCACGGCTTCGTCGTCGAGCTCGACGACTCCGTCGCTGTGACGGATGGACACGAAGTCGATGACTGCCCCGGGGTTCGCGCCGGCGAGCACGAGGCTGAACTCGCGGATGGTGCCGTGGAACACCGAAGCGGCACGACGCTTCAGCTGGGTGGCGTAGATGGACATCATGGTCACCGCGCCCGACTCCACGGCCGCCTTGGCATCCTTCGCCTTGACGGTGTCGTGGAAGAAGCACTCGGTGTAGACGCCCTCCGGACGGTGGTGGAGGATGGCCTTACCGAGCACCGAGCTGGGGTCGTTGTGACCGTGCTGCCAGACGAGGGGGACAACCTCCCCGTCCTGGTGCTTGAAAGCATCCTGCATGATGGTCAGTCCATCGGCGCACTGCAGATTCGCCTTGGTCGCCCAGCCACTGAAGTCCGGGGTCTGGTTGGTGGAATCTCCCATTTTGACGTCTCCTTTCTATTCGGTTGGAGTCTGCACTACCGACGAAGGCGACGGTGGTGTTCGGGTGATTGTTCTCTGAGGCTGACCATCGGCAGACATGTTGCTGTTGTGAAGCTGGTCTGCCTTCGGATCCTTGGAGGGGATCCAGCCGATGGCCTTGCGGATCTCGTTGGGACTTGCCACCTCGTTGCGAGAGAACACGTCCGTGACATCCGCAAGCTTGCTGATGGGGATCAGCTTGAACGGATCCCGGAAGTACAGGACCCTCTCGCCTCGAGTTCGAGCGTTCCTCGAAAGGAACTTGCGCTGGAACCCCTCTGCGATGGCGTCAATTACCGGCTCGATGGTTCGAGACATGTAATTGATCATCGCGCCTTCCTCGGCAGTACCGTTCATGATCTCCTCCGTCAAGCCAAGCTGGCTGAAGACGATGCCCATGAGATACGTCACCTGCTCGAGAAGGTTATTCTCGACGGGTCGGTTGAGCTGAGTGATCTTCTCGGTAGCGTCGGCGTAAGCGATTCCGTAAGGCCCCGAGGCCAGCTGGAATTCGATGTCACGCCGTCTCTGCTCGGCCTGATCTCGTCGAGCCTCTGTCTTAACGGTGTAAGGCAGTTGAATGATGAGATCGAGCTTTCCCGAGCTGAGCTTCTCGTCGGTCACGTCCAGAAGACTGAGCTTGCGGATCAGTCGCTGGAAAGTCGAGTTGGGCTCGTTCATGACCGGGTAGAAGGGATTCTCGATGATCGCGGTAGTACGCTTCTCGACAGGGATGTCCTTGAAGGTGCCATCCCGCTCGTCGTACAAGCGAACCATCACGTGTCGAGGCCCCCACTGAATGACCTCACCGACCCGCATGTCGCGGATCTCGTAAGAATCACCCAGAGTGGGATCGCCGGACGTCTCGACGGGAACCACCGCTGCTGCTCCTCGGGTGAAGAGCATCATGGCGACGTCCTTGCGGAAGGTTCGAGCGGCCTGATCCAGGTTTGCCTCCTGCGAGAAGCAGTACTGGAGGCTCGAATTCTTCATGGTCTCGACATAGGTCTCGGTCTCCGGATCGACCTTCGCGTGACGAAGCTCAACGTCCGAGACATCCACGGCCAAGCGGTTGAGGATGGTGTGGACGATGGACTTCTCGTTGGAGAACGCCGGTCGAGGCGTGTGCGGCCGAGAACCGTACGAGGTGACGATGGAAGTTCCCGGCGCAACGTCCGGTCGAACCATCTCCTCCTCGTGGTTGCGGAAGGCGTTCCACAGACCATGACGAAGCGAATCGAATACGCCCATGGATTACCCCCTCTTCGATGTGATGTTGTAGACCTGAGCCTCGATGGCGCGGCGTCGACCGGGGGAACTCTTGTTGGTCGATGCGCGCTTGGGGCTTGCCCCCTTAGGAGCTCCGCCCTTCTGGCCCTGCGCCTGGTTGACGAGACGCTGAATCCGCTCGGCAGTGCCGATGGGGTCCTTGGCGACCTGATTGACCGCGCTCTTGATGGCCTGGTCGACGAGACGTCGAACCGTACCCTTCGCCGCTTCGGCCTTCTCAGCAGAGAGCTTGTCGTGCTCCTTCTCCAGCTTCAGCCGGTCGACGGCCTCCTGGAGATCACTCTTCTGCTTCGGGGACAACGCCTTGTTGAACTCCTCGATGGCCTTCAGACGCGTGGTGACCTCTTTGAGCTCTCGATCCGAGAGCGACTCGACGCCCTCCGTGTTCTTCTTGACCAGCGAATCGATCGCGCGCTTGTGATCGGCCGACATCTTCCCCGTTCGAGGCTTGTCGAGATCGACCCCAGACTTCTTCGCGGCGTCGGCAACCGTACCCCTGACGAGCCCGTCGGGACCGGTGCGGCGACGAACGCCCCACTTCATGCCCAGAACGCCGAAGTGCGCGAGGGATTCCTCATCGTTCAAGATCTCGAACCACTCGAGGTTTCCGATCGCAGACTGATAGGCGTCAGGCCCGTCGTAAGAGGCCGAGTTCTTATCGAGCTGGATCTCGGGGCCGTCGAAGTTGTCGGTCCAGATGGCGATCGTGTCGAACTCGACCCAGTACGGGACCTCGGACTGCTTGTTCAGCTTCGCCGGAGCCCCGGGGTAACCGAGTGTGAGATGTGGAGTCCACTTCGGGTACTGGTCGACGCTGTCGTAAGCGGCCTTGACCTTGTCGTTGGCCAGAAGATGGCTGCGGAAGGTCTCAAGCGTATTGAGGGCCGACGACTTCTCGAAGAAGAGGACGTCAGCCTCGTCTGGTCCGAGATTCCCTCGACGGTCGACATACAGGTCGAACTCGGTGAGTCCGGTGGCGGCTGCGTGTCGAACGTACTGCACGATGTCGACCTCGTTCTCGAGACTCACGTCGCCGAGGTACAGGATCGTCATGTGCGGGATCTCCTCGCTGGAGATGTCCCAAATATGACTCGTTTTCGCGGGGATCGCGACGATGGTGCAGGCCATGTTCTACCTCCTTTCGAGCGTTGGTTTAGAATTCATCCTTGTGGGCCTTCCAGGCGATGTAAGCATCCATCAGAGCGGAAACGTTATCGATCTTCTGATCGTCGCGTCGCTTGAGGAGCTTTCGCCCGCCGTTGGTGTCCACCAGGACGACGGCGTTACCCATGGTGTAACTCATGAGAGTCTCATCAAAGAGCAGCATTCGCTCTTCGCTGTACTTCTTCAGCTCACCAAGCGGCACGGATTCCGACTTAGTTCCCTGGATCACCTTTTCGATGGCCCAATCGCCGTTTTCGACAGTCCAACGCTCGACGAACTCTCGGGCATTGTAGGGGTCATACCCGAGGGTACGAACATCGTACTTTTCCTTCTCAATGTGCTTCTCGAGATCGTCGTAGACCTGCATCATGTCGAGGGTGATGCCCTCCATGATGTGGAGGGTGCCTTCGGCGATGAACTCCTCGTACTTCTTCCTGAGAGCTCCAGGGAGCTTCTCAAGAGTCAGCGAGGTAATATAGCTTCGAGTCTTGACGCCAAACCGACCGTCCCCCAAGGGGAACAGGAAGGTAAATGCGCAGAAATCATCGCCCTGCGAGAGGTCCGCGCCCATAGCACAAGGAATCTGCCAGAAAGACAGAGGTCCTGTGTGAGGGATGGTCTCTTCGTAGGTGAAGAAGTAGGAGTGACCCTCCATGGGGATACCGAAGCGCTTCGCGAGAATATCGTTTCGAGCCTGAGGCGCCTTCTCGGCACGCTCGACGTCGAGGTGATAGGTCTCGTAAGACACGGTAATGCCCAAGTTCGGGTTGGCCTTAAGCCATGTCTCCGGATTGCCAACCTCTTCGACCGAATCCAGCTTGTAGTGCCAGATCGAAATATGAGGGGCGAGGTAGTCGCCCTTCAGGATCTCGGCCAACTCCATCTTGATGGTGTCACCGGAACCGTTTCGAACTGTCCCTTCCGAGCTGATCGCGACGATCAGGTAGTCATCCAGCTTGGATGCGCCCTGTTCGATGGCGCCGACGACGTCTTCACGAATATCGCCGGACAGCCACTCGTCAATCGTGGAGATCTTGGGCCTGAGACCCTGCAGC